TGCGAAGTACGAAATATTAATACTGGTCAGTTAGTAGCTACTGGAGTAGCAATCTGTAGCAACTTTGAGCATAGCAAAAAGAGATTTGATGAGTATGCAATCTTATCAATGGCACAGACAAGAGCAATCGGTAAGGCGTATCGTAACTTACTTGCATGGTTGATGAAGGCTGCAGGATTCGAAGCTACACCAGCAGAAGAGATGGACTTTGCAGTAGAAACACCTAAAAAACCTTCTCAGACAGTACAAGAAGTTGTAGCAGAAATTGTAGAAGAAGAAGAAATAGATATTGATGCTATCAAAATGGAGATTGCTAAATGTACTAAAGTGAAGCAACTTACTGATTTGTACTTTGGCTATAAGCAATTATTTGATAGTAACGAAACTTTAAAGAAGTTATTGTCAATGAAAAAAGAAAACCTAACCAAAAAATAAAACTATGAGTTTAGAATTATTACCAAAAGTAGAACTTAGTTCTATCGAGCCATCAAAGTTTAGCATTGAGTTGCTAAAGCAAACTATCGTACAGCATTTTAGAGAGACTGGCGACAACCCACTTGAGATGCTTGTTAAAGCAGAGGCTATCATTCAGCTTTTAGATGGCATTAGAGCCGATTTAAAGGAAGATGTCGTAGATATCCTTTCCTCGCATCCACAAGGCAAAGCAGAGGTATTAGGTGCAGAAGTTAGTAAGTTTGAATCTGGAGTAAAGTATGCTTATGATGGCGACTATACTTGGCTTAAAATGAACCAAGAATTAGAGGCTATCAAGTTTAAGCAGAAAGAAAGAGAATCATTACTTAAAACAATCAAAGAACCTTTGGTTGACCCAGAGACTGGAGAGTATATTTACCCAGCTCCCAAGTATAGCACAACCACATTTAAAATCTCATTAAAGAAATAATATGAACCAACCAACAATGAACAATGAGCAGTTTGCTCTATGGGTAGCTTTAAGTCAAGGTAAAGAAGAACATTTGTTTACAAGAGCAGATAGTATCTTAAAATGGCTTAACAAAGACATTAAAAAACCTACAACACCTATTACGCCTAAAGGCAAATAGTAAACTTATACCACCTCAAGAAATTAAATATTTTTAACCAGATAGTAATTACGGGAACTTGGGGTGGTTATTTTAATCTTTACTTATGAACAAAACACTGATATTTATTTATGAATTAGTAAAGTTTATACTAATTTCATTGCCTTTAGCATTTACAATACTATTTACAGCAAACCTTATTTACGAACTAAAACGCATCATCAATGGGATTAGATTTGGAGCCAAGAGGATTCGAGAACTCAATTAAGGTTAGGATGATTTACCTTGATAACAAAGAAGAAGAGCAATTTATATCAATAGCAGCAGCTAACAGAAAGACCAACATTAACGCACAAGCAATACGAGAAGCACTTAACCCACTACAAAAGAAAAGATTTACCTATCAAAATCGATTAGTAGTGTTTCGTATTAAAAAATAACATCATGTTTAAAAAATATCAAAGATTAATGGTTGTTAAACCAAATACTCCACATGAAATAGAAGTTTATTATTTAACAGATTACATGGGTGAAGTTTTTAAATCTGGAACTATGAAACAAATGACTATTTTAATTTGCCAATCATTAGACAAAGAAATATTGCATATACCTGCATGTGATATACTTGATATTTTCAATGGAGTAGAATAAAAAAAAATAACCTTATGTCACAATTTTACACAACAATAATTCATCCTATAAGGAAGCACTTTAGCTTGTCTTGTAACGATTACTGCGTATTAGATACGATTATGCGTATGCAAAATAACGAATCGCATTGGTGCTATATGTCTAAAGATACTATGGCTAACGATTTAGACCTATCAAAACAAGCTGTTCTAAACATAATCAACAAGTTAGTAGAGAAAGAACTTGTAGTCAAAAATCCAGCCACTAAACACCTTAAAGTTTCAGTATTATTTTTAGAGTATTTAAACGATTACAAAAAGTTTACCGATGGTAAAGAAACTTTACTTGAACGGTCAAAAAACTTTACCGAAACTGGTAAAAAAACTTTACCTAACAATAATACTAACAATAAGAATACATTTATAAGACCTACGGCTGAACAAATAAATGAATATTCTAAGGAAATTGGATTTACTTTAGATGGCTCACAATTTATAGACCATTACGAAGCAAGAGGATGGTTAATAGGTAAAAATCCTATGAAGGATTGGAAAGCAGCAGTAAGAACTTGGAAGAGAAATAGCAATCAGTTTACACCTACTACACAACAAACAACTAAAATCAGCCTTAAATAATGGAATTAGTAACACTACCACAGAGCAGAGAGTTAGAAAAAAGCATACTTGGTGCAATTTTGATGGATAAAAGAACATTGCCATTAGTTGTTGGACACCTAAAAACAGAAGTATTTTATGATTTAGGCCACCAAAAAATCTTTGACATAGTAAAAAAGATGTACGATGATGGCGTTTATGTAGACATTACAACCCTAAACCAAAAACTTAAAGATGATGAGGCCTATAAAGAATTAGGAGGTGCATTTTACCTATCTAAGTTAACTGATAATGTAACTGGAGCACACAATGTCAACAGCCATATTGAGATGCTTATTGAGGTTTACAAGAAACGAGAAGCATTTATGCTGTTTAAACAAAGCGAATATGAATGTTTAGACAATGATAGTCAAGCTATAGATTTACTTTCTGCAGTCAATAGTAAACTTATAGCTTTACAAGAGTATGGTAATATCCACGAAAAGACAATAACTGATGTCATTTTATCGTTAAACTACTCAAGAGATAAGGCACAAAGTGGCGAGTTATTAGGTTATGATACTGGATTTAGTGAGCTTAATAACACCTTAGCTGGATGGTGCAGACCAGATTTTATAGTTATTGCTGCAAGACCAGGAATGGGTAAGACAGCTTTTATGCTTTCAAGTATTTACCACCTATGTATTCTAAATAAGATTCCTACGGCCATTTTTAGCCTCGAAATGAGCTCCGAGCAGTTAGTTGAAAGGTTAGAGTCAATAACGAGTGAGATACCGTTAAAACGCCTTAGAATGAATAATTTGAATGACGCAGAAAGAAAGATACTACTAAAAACTGATGATAAGATATTACTTTCCCCTCTACATATTGAAGATATGGGCGGTATAAGTATTTCGCAACTTAGAGCAAAGGCAACCATTATGAAGCAGAAGTATGGCATTAAAGTAATCTTTATCGACTACCTACAGCTTATGAGTGGACAAGGCAAAAACAACCAAAACCGAGAGCAGGAGGTGAGTTTAATAAGCAGAAGCCTTAAATCCTTAGCAAAAGAGTTACAAGTACCGATTATCGCCCTATCTCAATTATCTCGTAGAGTAGAGGAACGAGGAGACAAAATGCCACAGTTATCAGACCTTAGAGAATCTGGTTCTATCGAGCAAGATGCTGATGCAGTTATTATGCTGATGAGGCCTAATTACTATGAGATGACTAATCCTATAGAAATTGGTGGAACCGAGTATGCTACAAATGATTTGGTAATTTGTAAGGTTGAGAAGAACAGACATGGAACTACGAAAAATTTGCCTCTTAGATTTTTACCAGAGACAATGACATTTATTGACTATACAAATTAACCTATGACACCAAAAGAAAAAGCATTAGAATTAGTAAATAAATACTATAATAAAATTGAGCATACTATATCTGATGAATATGCTGAAGTAACTAAAGAAATAACTAAAGTATGTGCATTAATAGCAGTAGATGAGATATTAAAAATCTGCGTTGATAGTTTAGGATTAACTGAATTAGACTATTGGCAAGATGTTAAAGAAGAAATAGAAGCATTATAGATGGGTAAACATAATGGCTATAGAAACAGACGTAAGTTCGAGATAGAAGAGGCTCGTAATGCTGATGGTACATATCAAGCTATTAAATTGTTTGCTAAGAACACTAAGATTTTAGTAATACAGATGCCTACAGCTTTAATAGATGGCTTTATGTGGTTAGAATACGAAAGAGACAACCAACCATCTGGCATAGCTGATAAGAATGTAGAGTTCTTTGCCATTAACTTTGATTTAAGGGATAGGATATACTTTATTAGGTCAGAAATGCTAAGAAAAAAGGCTCGTAGGTACTTTAGAGTGAACAATACTAAAGTCGAAGGAAACGTCAAATATGTGCAAGTTCCAATAGAGGAAATGATTCGTTATGTATAATATATATAAATATATTGTAACTTTGGTTTATGGCAACATACAAAACAGCTTCCGAGCTGACCAAAATGATGATTGACTATTTAGGACAAAGAGGGATGGAAGTATGGAGAAATAATAACCTTGCTGTAAAAGGTAGGGCGTTTATTGGGAGGAAAGGAGTTCCAGATATAATCGGTTATGATAAGAAACATGGTCAGTTTGTAGCTTGTGAGATTAAAAAGTTAGGCGATAGGATTAGTCCAGAGCAGTTTACTTTTTTAACTCAGTTAGGATTAGCAGGAGGAGCAAGTATGTTATGTAGCCAGACATCAGATGAAACAATAAAATTAGAAATATTTAAAGATGGCGAAACTAAAATCTTCAGCTGGAGGGAATCAGAAAAAGAATTTCGGGAAGCGAAAAATGGGTAGGGCTAAAAAATCTTACAATAAACACAGTCCGAAGCCTAAACAATATAGAGGCCAAGGCAGATAAAAATTAAATTATGGAAAACTTAGAATTAGAAAACAAAGAAGAAAAAGTAGTAAAAGCTACAAAAAAAGCTAAAGAGTTTGTATCTAACGAGACAATACAGCTTATTCAAGACATCTTGGATGATGGTACTGTAGACTTAAAGTGGAGAGAAGCCTTAAAAGCACAAGTAAAAAAATATAAAAAAGATGCAGAATAACTACGAGTACGATTCAGTCGTTGAGAATGTTATCAATCGTTTAAAAGACAGAGCAAGGATTGGATTTGAGAAATACGGAACCGACCTTGACAGAAACGACCTAATAACAGAACAATGGATTGAACACGCTATAGAAGAGGCATTAGACTTTAGTCTTTACCTCACTAAGTTAAAAGAGCAATTAAAAAAAAGTTTATAACAATAAAAACCAAACAAAATGTCTAAATCAAAAGAACTCTACCTTGGGAGATGCTTTACACTAACAACAGCATTCGGTAGTTTAAGAAAAATCTCTTTAGGGCCAGATGACTTACAAAAGTTAAATGACTTTGCTAAAGATAACAAAGGATGGGCTAACATCTTAGTAAAGATGAAGAAGTCTCACAATCCTGGTGAATCAGATTTCTATGTAGAAATTGACCCATGGAAGCCAGATGGCGAAGTAA